CTATGCGTTCATATATGTGGAAGATGCTGCTTCCGGAAAGACAGAGCATAAGATTGCCATGAACGTCCGGGCAAGACCAAAACCGGAAATACACGGTACACCAGAAGATGATGATATTACCTATAAACAGGTGATTGCAGCAGTGAAAGATGCAGCAGATAAGGCAGAAACCGCAAAAGGTTCTGCAGAAGCGGCTCAAAAAACAGCAGAGGAAGCCGCAAAAGAAGCCAATGCCGCAAAAAAAGAAGCAGTGGATGCAAAAGATGAAGCGGTGACTGCGGTCAAGAAGATCCAGGGCGAATCAGAAAAGATTATGAATGTGAAAAGCGATGTGGCAGATTTAAAGAGCGATGTCGGAAGCATGAAAGAAGAATTAAAGGAAACCGTGAAGGAAGATACCGTGCAGGATATCGTTAAGAAATATGCGGATGCCACACTTCCGGAAGTACCGGAAAACATTGTACTGTTTGAGGAGACAGAAGAAGGGGATACCATCACGCCGGACAGTATCGTTGGGGCGGTACTCAGTAAGCTGGATCTCAGGGCAGTAAATGGCCAGACGGTAGGATTGTACCTTTCGGATACGCTGATCGGAAGTGTGAAGCTCGAAGAGTTCAAAACATCCGAAGTTATCTGTACGGGGATCAGCCTGGATCGGACCGCTATCGAAGCATATGGAAAAGGCAAGATCGAGCTGATTGCAGTCGTGGAACCACAAGACTGCACGCAGAAGGTTCGGTGGATAAGCAACAATGAAGAACTTGCCAGCGTCACAGAAGGAACGGTAACACTGACTGGAAGAAAAGGAAGCGTTGATATTACAGTTGTCTGCGGAAATTATAAGACAGTCTGCACAATTACTGTCATGCAGTACGAATATCCGGATCCAAATTGGGAGATCGGGCAGATACTGGAAACAGCTGGATCGACATTCCAGAAATTAGGGGACTCTCAGTCGATGCGAATAGCAACCGATTATATAGAAACGCCAGTGGATACCATTATTACGTTGCTTGGTGGGTCCGGATATCGTTATCAGCTTTATAAATATATAGATGGGAAAATGGTTGAAATGACACAGTGGATTACCTGCAGCGGAACCATTGAAATACTGTCAGAAACTTATTCCGGCTTCGCCTTGAAAGTCCGAAAAGAAAACTATGGAAAATGGACAGAGGAAGATATCGCTGCATTTGCGAAAACAGTGCAGATTGAAAGTGCATAGGAGGAAGTTATGGGAATATTATTCAAAGATGCGAATGGTAACGCCATTGCACAATTACTGCAGATGGTTGCAACGGATGAACAGGTCAATGCTGCAATCACGGGTTATCTTGATCGGAATGGCATCCATCTGGCAGAGGGTGTTGATCTCCAGAAGATGAGCAGTGCGATCACAAAGAACGAAAACAGCATCAATGGCCTGATGGAATCCGTTGGGGGATTGAAAAAGGTACAGAACAATGTGCTGCTGCAGTACAGCGACCATTTCTTAGGGGAATTCGAAAAAGGGCTGATAGATCCGGAAACAGGCGATGATAAGAGCAACGATTCTTATGCAAGGAACGTGGAGTATAAGAAAATAGCAACCAGGAACACCATGCTGATAGCAGATATTCCGGAAAGCTATAAAATTGCCTATTATTTTTACGACAGCCGGAAAACGTTTCAGGGGACTACAGGATGGCTCTCGTCAAAGGAGACTTACACTATTTCAGATTCGCAGGTAGGATGGTATGTGAGGGCATCCGTTCAGGGGAATTATATCGACTTACAGGCGATCAATGTGATCCTGGCCGGAAAAGCCGTGACAGATATCATCAATGAGCTTAAAAACGGAAGCCGAAAGACGGATATCCTGGACGAAGAAAATTTATCAGCGGCAGATAAACTGGAGCTAAATATCACAAAAGCATCGATCGAGTCCGTATATGATTCAAACTGTGTCCTGATCCCGTTTTTTACAGACCTGCATATTTCCTGCACGAAAGGAAGGACAGCAGGGGAAACAGCAGGGGTTGCTGCGAAGATAAAAAGACATCTGACCTGTTATAACATCATTTCGGAAGATTATGATCCGGATGTTATTGTTTATGGAGGGGATTACCTGGACAACAGCTCTCAGACAGCAAAAACGACAGCAGTAGAATCCCATAAGGCAGTCCGGATGCTGATTGATGAAGCGGCGGAACATGCACCGGTGATGATCGCAAAGGGAAACCACGATGATAATACGATGTACACAGATTATCGAAATGGTTATATCGATCCGGAAAAGATGACCAGGGTTCTATTGAACAAAGATATCAAAAAGACAAACCGTAACCCCGGACAGATCGAAAGGGCTTATGGTTATTATGATATACCAAACAAAAAAACCAGGGTTTTTGTGCTGAACTCCATTGATGTCCCGACAAGGCTGGACGAAGATACGAACAAGCTGTATTACAATGGACAGGGTACGACTGGATTCAGCCAGGAGCAGCTGCAGTTTGTCGCAGACCATTTGCGGTTTGATGAGGAAGGATGGCAGGTGATCTTCTTCAGCCACCATCCATTGATAACATTCGCTGATGATGACACTGAGGCATCCGGATATTCATGCAGCAGTGTCACAGGCAACCACGGTGGAAAGTCACTGATAGAGTTGATCGAGGCATTTGCTGGAAATGAGAAAGGAACAGCTGTTAATGTCATAACGGACTTTGAATCGAAAGTAACGTATAATTTCACGGAAAACAAATCCAATACAGTGATTGCCTGTATATGTGGCCATACGCACGTATATTGTCATAAACGGCAGAATGGGATCCATTATATCGCAACAAGAGCTGTGTATGGACATCCGACCTATTCTTACATATCGACCAGCTATTATATTGTGATTGACCAGAAGAAACGCAGATTGCAGCTGATTGCAAATGGAGATGGGGAAGATTATGCATATGAATATTAACTGATGGTACACCGTCAGAGTAAGGCGGTAGAAATATATTTTTATAATGTTTTGAAAACGGAAAGGATGGGTAAATATGATGAATAAAATTATTATGTTACTTGCAGGTAATTCGTTTTTCCGTATCTTATTGATTGCGGTTGCACTGGACACTATTTTAGGGGTGCTTCGGGCGATCAAGGAGCACAAATTTAATTCCTGCGTGGGTATCGACGGGGCAATCCGCAAATCAGCCATGTTGCTGTCTGTATGCCTGTTGATGGCAGTGGATGTGATTCTGAATATCAATGTGTTGTTTATGGTACCACAGGATTACATCGAGCTATTGGGAATACATAAACTTGGAATCTGCGAATTTTTTAGCATTCTTTTCATATTATATGAAATCGTGAGCGTATTGAAGAATATGACACTGTGCGGATTGCCAGTGCCGGCAAAAATCAAACGCTGGGTGCAGAAATTTCTGGAAGACATGACAGAAGAGCTTCCGGAAGAAAACAGAACAGGGAACGTGTAAGCGTTCTCAGAGAAAGGCAGGTAAAAATTATGAGCTACAAAATTACAAACGCCATATCATCATCCAGAGTCCCGGCATGGGGAAATCATAAAAAGTACATTGGAGTGCATTATCTGGGCGTGGTCGGCCAGGCACATGACCTGTCGTCCGATGGGTGTGGTGCACATTTCTACATCTACTGGGATGGCACCATCTACCAGCGTTGCAGTCTGGATGCCGTGCCGTGGGCGGTAGGAACAGCCGGTTATTACACCCAGAAGCACCCGGAGGCCAACAACTACAACACGATCAGCATCGAGATGTGCTGCAAATGTGACGGAAACGCTGCACTGGCATCCGATCCGAAATGGTATTTCACGAAAGAGACGCAGGAAGCATGTGTGTGGCTGGTCAAGCATCTGATGGGGCAGCTTGGAATCGCTGCAGACCACGTCCTGCGGCACTATGATATCGTCAACAAGGTATGCCCGGCACCGTATGTGCACAACAACCACTATAAAACCAGCTGGACGTGGGACGAGTTCAAAAAGAAGATTGCCGGATCCGGTGACATTCTTCCGGCAACCACGAAACCATGGTACCGTGTCCGCAAGACCTGGAAGAACGCCAGCAGTCAGATTGGGGCGTTTCAGACAATCAAGAAGGCGAAACAGTGTGCAGATCAGCACGCCGGGTATCGTGTATACAATGATGCCGGTAAAAAGGTCTACACATCCGCCAAACTGCCATACAAGGTTCAGCCGAAAACTGCGAATGTCCCGATCAGAACGGGACCGGCCAAGACCTACAGTGCTGCCAGAACTTTTTTGCAGTCAGGTAAGCACGAGATTGTAGAAGAAAAGAACGGATTCGGTAAGTTGAAAAGTGGGGCTGGCTGGGTGTATCTTAAGAAAGTGGAGAGGGTATAGTAGAATGGTGGCATTGCCACCGATTTGCCACCGACAGAGAAATGTAAGATACAGAAACAAAAAGATTTAAAGATTGAACTATTGCATAAACATAGATTTTTAAGTATTATTGAGGATGTACGGGGCGGTGTAAGACTTAACTATTAGACCTATAGATATACGGTGCATGTGGAGACTGTGGTGTTGCTACAAAGGAAGAATATGTAGAAATCCTTGAATTTACGCACTTTGTGGAGTTTTTCAGTTTCAAAAAAATAGGCGAAAATCACAAAGAAAAGAGCCTTGTGAAGAAAGTAACCGTTGTTGTTGCATTAGACCTCGGTACGGGGAACACAAAGAATTCTGAATATGAAAATGAATAGAGAGCTATCAGATAATTGATAGATTATAGGGATACTTGTTAAAAGCGGGTGTCCCTATTTTTTATAGGGCATTCCAGAAATGGAGTGTCTTTTTTATACCAAAATATTAAAAACTCAGGAGGAAAATGAAAATGACAAACACAGCGTTAAGAGCAGAGAATAGCAATTCTCGCACAATTACTTTCAAGAGCAGGGGACACGAAAAATTTTATGAGGAATATCTGAAAAAATGCAGATATCAGGATGTCTACCATCGGGCTTTGGTTTATTGCCTGGGTATCGACAGAGACACAAGAAATAATGTGAATAAAATCTATAATTTTAAAACTGGATGTGTAAAAACGGAATGCCTGCAGGAAGGGTGGCAGACCAGTGGAAGTTTACGAATTGTCCGTATGGCATTTAACCTGTATTGTAATGGAACACCAAGCGTCGGAGATTACGAAGCAGAAGAAGATCAGTTGAAAGAATGTCAGTGTTATACCGTAGAAGATCTGTTTTGCTGTGGATATGCCCGGTATTTCTGGGAAGCCATTAAAATCCGTTATCCAGAGTATTGCTTTTACAAAGACTGGGAGGATATATATGCTGAAAATTA